GGGCTATGGGTGACCCTACATAAACCTTAGCGCGCTTTGCGCCAACTCATTTCCCAGTACAACAACAGTCATCAGCAAACATTTTTAACAGTGGGTATCTCTGTTACGGCTGCTAAAACCGCCCCTTATAGTCACCAATACGCTGTTTATTCCCGCCCTCAAAGGTCGTTGTCGTAAATCTGGCTTTCTTGAGCGCCTGCACCATGCGACAGGTCTATTTGAAGAGGCTCGACTCTTGCCGAGCAAAAGGAAGGTAATTAATCCTACTAGTAACACTTCGTAACGAGTTGTAACGAGTTGTAACGTGTCGTAGAATAACTACGTTCTTTTTGTTCGACACTTAAAGAATACCACAGACTTCGCTATCAAGGTCAAGTGGCTCCCTGGCCCCTCTATTCGAGGGGCTTTTTATTTACCAGATGATAAGTTGCATACCGCTTGCCGTTCTTCACGGTAACCTCTGTGTGGATCGTATAGCCCTGCATCCTTAAGTCATTGATGCGAGCAGCAAGCCGAAAACACTGATACTTATCCAAAGCCTCAAGCGCCGTGATTGGCGCGTTTTTGAGGTGATTTAATACACTAAGTGTTTGACTCATTGTCTTCCTCCCAAGATAAAAACTCTTCAAACGACAAACCGAAGTAGTCGCACACATCGACAATGCGCGACAGCTTCATGTCATCAGCCTTCTTCCATCGATGCACCGTCATTGGAGTGACCCCCAGCTCTTTCGCCATAACGAAACCGTGGGGATCACCACAAGACTCCAATAACCCGGTGATCTTGTCTCCAACTTTAAAATGGTAGGTCACTGTCAAAATCCTCAGCAGGCTTCATAGCTTGTCGGGCTTGTTGCATGCCTTTGTTATGGACCTCATCTTTTGCCGTGGTGCTGAGAGACATAAACGTGTTGCCGTTCTTGTCTTTCTTCAGCCACGCTGACAGCCAGAATTCCGCACCACTGCCATCGGTATAGCTACCCTTGTAGTCAGGGTGCGTGTCCTTTTCCTTTCTGTCGTTCTTAAACAAGACTCCGCGATTGCTGTTGTCATACTCCATTTGCTAACTCCTTTCTTGCTTGATTAAATGCGTCGTTACCTTTACAGGCCGCCCGCTCTTCGGTTGTGAACATCCCACCCTTGGTAGGTGCTCTGAACAGTATCGCCATCGTGTCGTGATCTATGTCGCCCCACATCCCAGCGAGTGAATACCAATCTTCATTGGCGATTGCTTCTTTTGCGCCGTTGATCCAATCCCAGTGCTCACGGACAGCCTCGTTGTACTCCAGCAGATCACTGTCTGTACTAGGCTTGGCTTCTTTAAACTCTTCCGCCTCATCCTCTGAGTACACGTAACCATGTAAGCCAGCCAGCTTCAGGATCACGCGGTCTTTAGCGCGCTTCTCTGCCATTGCGAATGGATATGCATTCTTGCAGTTATTTGGCGCTACCTCGCCAATCGACCAGGCCTCCATATCGCCAAGCCGTCCGGTAACCTGAATAGCCACCTGCTTGTTTGCTGGGTCGGTCACTAAATGAATAGGCGCATCGAATGTAATGCCCTTTTTTGCGGCAATCTTCTCAAGCGCCTTATGAAGGATTACGCGCGTACCATGACAGTCCCAAGTCGAGGTGCTGGCTGTCTCGCCAATCTCTTTTAGAACGTCAATAACAGGCTGTGGAATATCACTCATTATCTTCTCCCTTTATCCATTGCTGTTTGCCTTTTTCACTTTCAATAAAACGCTCCCATGCAGAAATAAAATCGGTAGCTTGGTTTCCCATGTGCTCCAAAATATCTGCAACTGGCACATTCTTTGCCTCTGCGTCATCGAGGATTGCTTGCTTTTGCTGAACATACTGGCCGATCTTGCTCATACCGCTTGCCCCGCTACTTCTGAGGCACGCTCCATGCGCGCAAGGTCATATCCAGCCGCATAGCCCTGAGAGTAGGCATCAGACATTCGAGGCTTCAGCTCCATGTAGTGGCCGTGATAACCGGCCTCAAAGCCGTCCCTGAACTCCCTAGCCAAGAGACGCACAACTTTCTCCCAGTTTTGCGTCAAGACTTCTTCGTAGCTTTCCATGATTACTCTCCGTATGCGCGTGCGTTAATCACGATGCCAAAATGCAGATCAAGATTTTCCTCGATCGTTGGGCGCGCGTAATTCCAAAGCGTCTCACGCAAGCCGTCGATGAAAGGGTCTGCCGGTCGCTCTGGCGCAAAAAGATTGATGATGAACTCTGCGGGGTTGTTGGCTCGCAACAAGGCTTCAGAAAGGATCTCGCCATATTGCTCTTCTACCTCTAATACTAGGTAGCCTTTGTCCTGCATGCTGAACTCGTCAATGCGGCTCAAGTCGCCATCGATCTGATCGTACAAATCTACAGGACAGTAGAATGTTTCCACTTTGCGCTTGCTATACATAAGTTGTCTCCCTTGTGTGCGTCATTGCACAAGGAAACAATAACACTATATGTTATCGATAACAACTATTGTTATGTAATTAATAGCTTCCAGAGCGGATCATGTCGGTGACTTCGATTGCTCGCATGCCCACTTGGATGGCCCACCTGGAGTCAAGGAACTCGTCGGCTGCGGTGTCGTAGTCGCCAACTGCCATTGCTGACATGGCGTTTTTAAAGCCTAGTAGGCGGGTAAAGCCTAAGTTAAAACACAGGTTGATGAGGGCGTCTTGTCTTACAGGGTCAAGATCGACAAACCACGACAATGTGCCCAGCTCTTGCCGGCAACGCTCGATGTCGTTTTTCAACAAGTAATCGATCTCGTCATCTGACAATCCAATGCCGCCATTAGGGTCTATGTTGCGACCAACACCCACAGTGATCATGTCCGCACTGCACTTATACGCATGAGAGCGCACACCCTCGTGACGCCGAAGCTGTCTAACTAGATCACTCATTTCTTTTTCATTGCCATAATCTTGTCTGCGCCTCTTATGCCGAAGCTTGCACAGACACTGACAAAGAGCAGATATTGATACCATTCTGGTAGCGTATCCAGTGCGGCAAATGCCATGTCTACACGTTCGATTACGGTAACGTCATCTACAGCTATGGCGTAACCGATCATAAAAATAGGGGCGGCTAAACAAAGGGTCCAAAATTCGTCTTTCCAGCTCGACGCAGATGCGTCAGCCATCTTGGCCTCCCACTCCGCATCATTTTGAATAACTTGTAATTTTCTTTCATGCGACGCCTGCTTTTCTTCAGCTCGTCGTTTAAAGTGTCCGCCGATTAACTCACTTACGGGTCCGATTAGTGCTTGCCACATCGTCATCCTCCCAAAGCACGCATTGCAGCCGGGTAACGTCTTGCTCCACACATATAAGCTTGCCATAAACTGCGTAACATTGCTCGTCTCTTACGATGAGCGTGCGCCAATCTATACAATCTTTGCGCTCTGGGGCGCTACAAGCGGTTAAAAAGCACAGGATGACCGGAAGCCTACTGGTCATCTTTTTCGTTCTGATACAGCGATTCTAGCGTGCCTACACGGATTGTTAGGTCATGCACCTCATCTTGTATCTTCCTAAGATCACGCACATCCATTTGTACGCCTTCAATGAGCATGTCTTGGCGGGCATCATCAGGCAGGCTACCCAGCTCTCCACGAGGCCACAAGATGCGAAACTCAGTGTTGCGCTCTATTTCTATCTGAGATTTATCAAGGGAGTGCTCAAGCGTGTTGAGTCTTTCTTGTATGCCAAAGTACGCCATAGTGGCGATCGACGTTGCCGCCACCATTGCTATCAGGTTGCGGATTGGGATTGTTACATCAGTAGAATCATTCAGGTCCATTACCGAGCAAATTCGATGACAGCGATGCCAATTACCGCTATTGAACCCAAAAAGCCAAAGCCTTGGAGCATAAGTTTTTCTAAGCGATCAAAACGCTTGCCGTGATCATCGAGCTGGCGCTGAATAGACTCGTAACGAACAGCGCACTCTTTCTCATGCGCTTCGATTTTCAACAATGCCTCTTCAGCCAGGTTCACAGCTCACTCCATAAATCCACGTCTATGGGTACTCATTATATCACTTGACCGTCCCGTGTTCGATCAGTCTTGATAATTATGAGCTACGTAAGTTTTTATGCGGCTGCACAAATTTTAAAACTTATATACGCCCCTCAACAATGCGTAACTTTTTAAAGTCGGGATCGTTCAGCTTGCGCAGGATTAACTTGGTGCGACCATCTCTGTCATCCCATGCCACGTTCTCTTCTTTCATCCACTGCGCCAGTAGGTGCATAGGAATTGAGCCAACACACCACGATTCTGGCAGCTTGCCGGCACCCATTGAGCGTAGTGCCTGGGTGCGCTCTAAATAGGGCGTGTTGTCGTACTGCTTCTCAATGGTGAAGGTGCCATCGTTGTTGTTGTGAAACTTTTCTTTAGTCTTCACTTGCTTCTACCTTCTTCTTTCTTGGTGCGCGCTTAGGCTTAGCGGCAACAAACTCCAAATTTGTTCCATGTGGAACAGCCTGCTCTGGCGTGAGGTCTACCATGTCTCCTCGGACATGCTTTTTGCCATTAATAAACAATGTGCTAATAGTTACTTTATACATATGGCCTCCAAAAAAGGGGGCCGTAGCCCCCTGCAAGTTACACACTCACTTAAGAAGTTGTGCAGTCTGCGATCATGCCTGAAGCCTTCTCGTTCTTACAAACAAGAGTCAGCTCAGTAGTTACCTGACGTGTAGTCGCGTCACCAGTCTTAGCAAGCGCGATGTTCTTGGTTGGACGAAGAACACCAACAGCCCACATATCGTCTTGCATGATGAAGACGTCACGCGAACGGTTCTCACGCGAAGGGATGAACTCTACTGTACCCCAAGGAGTAACGTAGACGTCCATGTGCTTGATTACACGCTCATCTTCAGCGCGGATAGTTGAACGCTGGTTGTTGTTCCCAGTAAAGCCAAGAGCTACGTTCATCTGGAATGCTGATAGATAGACAGAATCAGGGTTGCCGCCTTGCTCCCAAATTGACTGCATTACGCTGTCAAATCGAGTCTGCGAGAAAGCAGCCTGAGTACCGTCTGTACGTGCGTCTGTACCGTCACCAGTAGCGTCTGCACCACCTGAACCAAAGTCAGTGTTGGTGATCAGCCATACTGGCGCACCAGCAAGCTCACGAGCTGTAGTTGAGTTACCAGCTACACGCGCGTTGTTGTCGAAAAGCGCTTTTTCGATGTCAAGCTTCTGCTCTTTAGCAGTCTTAAGCATCTGATAAGCAACTTCCGCCGCACGACCTGCTTTCTTCAGACCTTCGTCTGTGTCAGGAATAACTACTGCGTTCTTAAAGATTTGAGTGTAGTTACCCAAACGTGAAGTTGCAGTACGAGCAGTTGCAGTAGTTGCATCGCCTTCAATGTGAGCGTTAGCCGCTGAAGAACGAAGTGCATCTGTCTGCCACTCGTGCAAGGTGTTGCTTGCTTTTACTTTTGCACATGAAGTGTAAAAGGGAGTTTCCTCTGGAGACACGTCATAGATGACGTCTTCCAGGTCTTCCCGGATGCCGACAGCATCATAGCTGTCAAAGGTGTTGGTTGGCTGTGCCATGATAAATACCTCTATTCAAGAATTAAGCTCATAGCATCTTGGATGCTTCCTGAGCGTTTAAGTTTAGATCTGGCTTGCCTAGTGTCATTGCGATTAGAAGCGGTCTTCTTTGATCCTGCCTTTACAACTTTACGCCGTGGGGCTTTGGTGGCCTTTTCGACCGCCTTTTCTTTGCCTTGCATGATCTCTTGGTACTTGATGGCGTCGTTCAATACTCGGATTGCACGGTGGTCCATCACAGCGGAGATCTCTTCTGGCTGATAGCCATATATCTCTGTACCCATTTTGAGCATAGAGTCGCGTGTCTTAGATGCTTTTTCTGGATCAGAAAACTCAGGCAGAACCTGGCGGAGCGTTTCCATCTCGCGTTCTAGATAAGCCTGTTGCGCGTGCTGTTGAGCTTGTTGCTGTACAGCAAACGTTTGTTGCATTTGCATCATATCTTGCTGATATTTCTGCATAGCCTTGTCATAACGGGCCTTATCTTGGGTGTATCCAATAGGATCACTTTCAATCAAAGACTCGTCTGGAGGCGTTGGTGCCTGTGCGAATCCGGGCGTTTGCATCTGCTGATACAAAGCGTTTACCGCATCCGAGGCTTGAGTTAAAAACGCATTAGCGTCTTCGGCGCGTTTACGCAGGTCGGCAACTTCTTGCATGCCCTTCTGAATGTACTTTTGACCGCTGTAGCCTCTTTGAAGCTCATCTAGCGTGACCTCGATCTCCGTGCCGTCTACC